TCAAACATACAAAGTTTACCCGTAAAACAAATAAGCATTGTTGACGAAAGAGGCGGATTAGGCTCTTACTTTGTTGCTGACGAAGATAACCCAATCATCAACGCTACTACATACATGGTTCGTGAGGCAACATCATACGAAAGGGCAATTCCTGCTAAAGAAATACTACACGTTAAGATAGATGCAAGGTCAAATTGGTTTACCGACAATAAACTTCGCAGAACATACGGTGTTTGGGGCGCAAGTAGATTTACTTCACTTAAACAGCCTATACGAATGAAGTATAACAGCATGAATAACCGTATTAGTCTTGAAGATTCTATGACAAAGCAGTTTATTACTATTGACAAGTCTGCTATTGAACACATACAAGACCCTGTTGAGCAAAATGAACGGTTAAGGCACATTATGGATGAGGTCATAAAACTCTTTGAGGGGTTACGTGGCGACCAAATACCTGTTCTTCCTCATTACGTGGAATTACATCATGTTGACGTAGGTAATTCAGTACCAAACAACACAGGTTTCTTAGACGCAATCAACGCAGATATTGCGGCTGTACTACAAGTACCTAGAGTTGCCGCAGGGCAAGAAAAAGGTTCAACCTTTGCCGCTACTTACAACGCAAACCTTTGGGCGGTACAGGCAATAAGCCGTATGCACCGCATACTTTCCGAAGCCGCAACAAAAATATTTATGACACACTTAGACCTGTTAGGTATTGAGTATCGTAAGCAAGACTTACCGACCATAAAGTTTGAGGCTATGGATAGCGAAACACCGCTAAATATTATGCAAAGAGCAGTTATGGGGTACGATGCAGGTATAATGACTTTGAATCAGACACTAGATATGTTAAGCCTACCAACAATAGGTAAAGACGGTGAAGATAGAAAGACAGAAACCGCACCGGAAACCGGAGACTTGCCGAGAGAAAACTCACAAGACGGTGCTTCGGATATGGTTGAATGAGTTTAATATACGATAGATTTACTTATGAGGAGTCTTATATGATTCTTCTTGGGTTGATAATTTTCTTAGTTCTCTATATAGAAACAAAGAAAAGGATTGAAACATTTATTAAACATAAGAGGTTGAAGAAGTCTATGTCCGAGATGAAATTGACAAACCCCAATGAAACACTCATGCTGACTTTTGGTATGGGTGTAGTTATGGCTTGGGTAGTTATAGCGGCGACAGCATCCTATTTTAGTATTGTCGAACAACGTGATATATCCGATTCACAACTTACAGTTATTGGTCTATTGGGTGGTCCGGCACTTCTTATCATAACAAGTGTACTAGATTTATTTAAGGGTAAAGAAAGTGCTAAAATCGCAGTATTACCCGACAGACTTTCTGCTGATGTTCAAGCAACTGACGCTGAAAAGACTCACGTAAGATTATTGGAAGAGTATAAAATGAAACATGACCTAGAAATGGAAAAGATGCAAAAACAACATACACTAGACATGGAAGCATACCAAATTACAAATAAAAAAGTAAAATAAAACCTTGTTAATGTATAACTTTAATAAGACAGTCGCTTTCTCCATAAGGTTATGAGTTGCGACTGTAACCAAGTAGCGGCAGAACCAAAACCTAAAGATTCTGAAAGCCATGATGAATATATGTCTAGGTGTCAAGAAGCAGGATATTCAAAAGAAGAATGTATGAAAGCACACGAAGGGCATAAGTTTAACGACCAAGATAAAGCACATGAAAATCACGAAGTAGAAGGGTACTACGATGACGAAAAGAAAAAGAAGAAATATGCTTCCGAAGATTGCGGTTGCGGATGTAAAGGTGCTGTTGTTGCGTATGAAGAATGGGGCGAAGAAGATGTTACAGCCGCAGAGTATCAAGGGCGTAAAGTTACTCTCAATAAGCCTTTTCGTACAAAGGGTGGCTCTAAAAAGTTCGGAGTTTATACTAAAAATGGTAGCGGTAATGTAGTCATTGTAAGATTTGGCGACCCTAACATGGAAATAAAAAGAGACGACCCTGCTAGAAGAAAAGCATTCCGTTCTCGACATAGTTGTGATTCTCCCGGCCCGAAATGGAAGGCACGTTATTGGTCTTGCAGACAATGGCGTGGTGGAAAAAAGGTCGAGGCAGAACAAGGTTGCGGTTGTAATGATAAAAATGCAGAAGCAAAAGATAAAGATGACCCATGCACAGAAGGTTACGAACAATACGGTATGAAAATGAAAAACGGTAGAAAAGTACCTAACTGCATTCCTATCGGACAAAAAGCCGAAGCAGAGTACAAAGTATGTTCCTCTTGCACTACACAAGAAAAATGCGCTAAAGCATCATCATGTGATGCAGAAGCCGCTTACGATTCTTGCCCGCCGGGTAAAGAAATGGTCGATGGTAAATGTAAAGTAATATCAGTAACACTTGATTTAGATATTAATGAAGTCGAAGCAAAGTTAATTGCAGAGACAGGAAAAACTGTTTATGAAATAAGGGGTATAGCATTCCACGAAGGTATGAATAAAAACTCTTGGTCTCTAACACCACAGGGTGCTAAGGCTGTTGCAGAACAGATGAAAAACTCTGATGTTACATTATATCATCCTGCCGCTAATGAAAACGGCGCAGGATTTACAAGAAGTACAGATAGTATAGAAGAATCAACAGTAGGAAGAATAGTAGGTGCTTCTTTCTTTACAACAGCAACAGGTTACGAAGTTAGATATATAGCACACGTTACAGAAGCAAGATTATTCCCAAGTTTAGAAGAGGGATTATGGAAAGAAGATGGTTATGGCGTATCAATTGGGGGTAGCGGCGTTCCTGTCGAGGCTTCGGATGAAGGATTAACTTTTGGGGAAGATTTCACTTTCGACCACTTAGCATTAGTAGTAAATCCTGCTTATGAGCGAGCAAACGTAGAATCAATACAAAGGAAACAATTAGACGAAGAATTACCAATAGCGAGTAAACCTTCGCAAACCTTTATAGGTCATTCAATCTCTGAACAGAATCAACCAAAGGTGATTGCTATGACCGAAGAAGATAAAACAGAAATAAATTATGAAGCCGAGATGGAGTCCGTACAAGCGGCTTTAGTTCTCGCTAACAGCCGAATTGCAGAATACGAAGCAGTTGAGGCTCAAAGAGTAGAAGATGTTAGAACAACTTTAGTATCTAAGGCTACCGAACTAGGTATGTCAGGACACGAAGATTTGTCAACACCTACACTTGAGACTCTTATCGCTTCTTGGGAAGCATCCCACCCCGAACCAACACCTGTTGAGATGACACCTGTGGAATCAGAAGTAAAACCTGTTGCAGATGCAGCAGTTGCTTCCGAAGATACTCCTATGGTCGCAAACTATCTTAACGGAAGAATGGTTAGCAACGAAGAAACAATGTACGCAAAAGCATACAACGCTTGGGCTAGTGCATGGAATCAAACACTCGCAGGTGATGAGAAAGGAAGAATGAAGGCTCACCGCTACGATACACTAAAGGAGATGAACTAAGATGGTACAATATTCAGGAAATGACCCAAGACACGCAGTTGATATACAAGAAACTTTTGCAGGAAAAGGATTCCTAGTAAAGTATGACGCAAGCGGATTACAAAAGACCGCATCAGTAGACGATACACCTATCGGTTACTCTGCGGCTGAATCTTCACGTGGTGAAGATGGAGAATTAGAAGCGGCAGGAACAGCAACATTATCTGTTCTTCCTCTTGACGGATTAGTTTACCTTGTGGCAGCAGGAACAATTGCTGCACCTAAGTTTGGACTACCTATATACTTAGCACAGACTTCCGGTACAAACGGAACAGTTGATGATGATTCCTCAAACAGCGCAACCTTAGTTGGTTACTACTGTGGAGATGAGACTGCAATCGCAGCAGGAGACTTAATACCTGTTTGGTGTTAGACTTAAAATGGAGAAATAAAAGGAGATAGATATTATGAACAGTACATTAGAAGAAATATTAAACCCAACAGCAGCCGTAGGGCCATTTGCGCCCGGAGATTCAGTCCTAGAGCAAACTCTAAGAGACTTTATCCAACTACAATCAAACACAATCGCTATCGCAACCGACCTAGTTGGTGTTAGAAGCGTTCCTTGGCTATCATTTACATGGTACACAGGAGTAGTAGGTTCTTTCACATATCCATTGGATGATGTTGCACTAACTGACCCAACAAACATTGGTACACAGAATTACAGTACCAAACTTGAGAAGGGTCAAGGTCGTGTTACTTTCCTAGACGCTGTAAGGCTAAGAGGCGAATCCTTTGAGAACATTGACAGGCAACAACTTGGAATTGTTCGTGCAAGGGCTGACACAATTGACAACCACATACTAAAGACACTATACGCAGGTGCAGATAACTCAGTTGCTTCGGCACAAGTTATGGGTCATGCAAGTGCTGACGAAGAAGGCGACATTCTAAAATGTATGGATGACATCTTTGCTAACGCAAAGGTTAGCGGTAATGAACCACTTGCTTTGGTTCTTCCTGCTGATAAAAGAAGTGCTATCCTAAACACAACATTATACGGAAACGTAGTCGAGTCTCTAGGAGACCACTTGGCTAGAATCGCATCCCTAAAAATATACTACACAAGAGATTACGGAAGCGGTAACGCTATCGGTAACGATGCTTTGATGCTAGTACCGGGTGCTGAAACAGCAGAGTTCTTTACTTACAACGGTGCAGGATTCCAAGAAACAGAATTAACACGTATTCCCGGTGTAGGATTCGATTGGTTATTGACAGGTTACATGGGTAGCGTTATCCACGAACACCAAGATGGCGCTTCTGCTAACAAATCCCACAGGATTCTAAAGTTAACCGGAGTCCGTGCTTAAATACACGGTGGTTAAATGCCTAAAGAAACTAAAAAGACTTCTAGCAAGAAGAAAACAAAGGCTAAGGCGGCTTCCCCAAAGAAGCCGTCTAAAGCCTCTCTTGTAACACAACTAAAAGAAGCGGGTATTTTAGTACCCGAAGATGCTGATGTAGCGACTATGCAACACAGGCTTAAGTTTTGGAAAGAAGGAAACGGCTATATGGTGAGAGTTCACCGTAATGCAGGTTCAAGATTTGCAGAACACCCCCTTATTCTATTGGATTCACCTAGAAAGGCACTTTATTGGTTGCCGCCAAGTGAAATGACAGATAGGATTTTAGCAACACGCAGAGTTGTTATCGTAGGCCGTTCGGAGAAACCTTCAAGTAACATGGTAGTTATTGATGTTCCAACGGACTATGAGACAAGGTTTGCGTGAGGTTAAAAAATGTCATTTGATATGGGAGAATTGGTTGTCGATGAAGGCGCAACCGTTGGAGATACAAGTATTTCTCCTAGAGTAATTAGAGACTTATTAAATCGCCCAAGAGGGCTTAATGGTGCTACTATTATAGAGTATCTTAACATTAGAATCGCAGAAATAAATAAGAAATCAAGAGTATCGGGTTATGTTGGTGTTACTGCCGACAATGCGCCCACCACAGCATTAAGAGAATCGGCTGTAAAATTATTAGTATGTTGTGATTGCCTACGTGTTCTCATAGATACTATACCGGCAGTAGTACCGGAAAAAGAACAAGGAACACAAGATATTAGATTCAATAAACAACTAGAGTCGTTTGAGAAGAAAGCGGCAGAAGCAGTTGCGCTAATAGAAGAGAAGGGTGGTACGGCATTCTATGTCAAAGGTACTTCATCCAAAGTGAGTGGTACTACAAGCGGCGAATTATCCGGCTCACTTACAAGTTAAGTGAGGGAAATAAATGCCGAGTATACATTATTGGAAGGGTGGTTATGAAGTAGGTGGGGCTTCCCCATCTGACCCAACAGTAAAAGAAAATTGGGTTCAATTTAACGGTTCAACATCTCTTGCTGTTCCAACAAACACAGACGTAATAAACTTTGACGATAAAGCAGAGCATCCTTGTATTTTCACAGGCACATTTCCTGCTTCGGGAACTTTAGGGGGAATATTAGTTGATAAAGCATTTAGTGCATCAATAGGCACGGGTGGAACTACTACTATAAATACAGGTAGTCTTACAGCAGGTGCTACATCTTTCTTAGACGCAGACCACGCACTTAAGTTTGATTTTATTTCTGCCCCGACTACTACGGGTTTTGATGGTGCGGGTGTAAGTTTTACTTCGGGTAAAAGTCATGTATACTACACATTTAATTCCGGTTCTATATTTTTAGACGATACAAGTAGGCAAAATACTACGTTTGATTTTAATGCTTATACTATTACACTTATGGATGGTGTTTATCCTAAAATAGAAGGCACAGGTAGTATCTACGCCAAAAAAACCTATAAAGATAATGCTAGAACAGAGTTTAACACCTATGGTTCTGTTGATATGTGGACTATTACCGGAGATATAAACTTTATTGCTGATGATTACGATATATATGATTACGAAAAGATATTTTACTTTGAGGGTGGTTTTACTGCTTTGGGTACAAACTTTAAGTTCGGGCATACCACAGCAAGATTTAAAACATATAGAAGTAGTGGCACAGGTTCGGTTGTCTTTCCGGTAACAGGAGAGTTAAATGGTACGGCATTTGGTAATGATACTAATAAAATCTTCTATACACAATACCATAAAGTTATTATTGAAAGTAATGACAACACCGCAAACTATTGGTTAGTTAGTGGTGGTAAGGTTCTTGAGTGTAACGAACTTGTAGTTAATGATGGTGGGCGATTTTATGGGCCTGTTAGTGGAACTAACGCAGTAGTTATACGTTCTGTTAAAAGACCTACAATATATGGTGATTGGAACTTTAGACAAGTAACAGATGGTATTTATGAAAGTATAGGTGGTACTAATGTGTTGCCTGTAACTCATGGTGGTACAGGACTTACAACAATACCGCCGGGCGCTATTCTTTATGGAGACGGGCAAGGAAACTTACAGGTACTTACAATAGGAAGTACCGGACAAACATTAAAGGTACATAGTAATGGTGTACCATATTGGAGTAGTTGAGGAAAACTGTAATAAGACACAAGTAAAATTAAAAAAATAGCGGGCGTAGCGTATAGGGGGGATTAAGATACCATTAACAGACAACAAAAATATTATTCTTGGTACGCAAAGCGATAGGCTTAGTGTAACCCCACACACCGCCCAAGTAATTAAAGATGCCGATGCAGGATTCTTATTCTACGGTGATGGTTCAACAGTAGGTGGTATTTCACTTGACGTTAGACCATCAACTACTAAGACAGCAGATTATACTTTAGTAAGAAAAGATGAAGCACGTTTAATTACATTCAATTCCGGTAGTGGTGTAACTTTAACAATACCTACTAATTCTAGTATGGCTTTTGTTACAGGCTCAACAGAAATACACGTATTAAATATAGGTGCGGGTACGGTAACGCTTTCCGGGGCATCGGGTGTAACAGTTAGTGGTACTACTTCTTTAACACAATATGCTAAAGCAACTATCAGAAAAACAGGTACAGATACTTGGGTAGTTTTAGCATCTGTTGCCGCAGCAACAGGAGACATTGAAGGTGTAACAGCAGGAACAGGGTTAAGTGGTGGCGGTACTTCCGGTACTGTAACATTAACAAACACCGGCGTAACATCCATAGTAGCAGGTACTAATATTTCTATAAGTGGTGCTACGGGCGCAGTAACAATAACAGGTACAGATACGAATACACAACTTACAACAGAACAAGTACAGGACATAGTAGGTGGTATGCTTGTAGGTACTGAAACACGCATTGGTGTTTCTTATGACGATACAAACGGAAGGATTAATTTTATTGTTGATGACATGACCGCTAACACCCAACTAACTA